CCCCCCCCCCCCCCCCCCGCAGATTCGATCTTCTTCAGCCGTTTCAGGGGGTGTTGGGCTCCGCCATTCGAACCGAGATTCGCCGTTGGCGTCCGCAGGAACGGCGACGCAGAACCATCTATCTCGGTGGTGGGGTGCTCCGACTTCGGAAGCTCGAAGGCTGATCCATTTAGCGTCATACCCGCTCTCGGCCAACCCCGCGAGGACTTCCGCGAGCCCGCGCGTCCGGATCGCGGCAACGTTTTCCAGGAAGACGACTTCGGGTCGAAGGACGCGAACGGCGTCAAGGACGTTGAACCAGATTGCTGACCTTGCATCGCTCAGCCCCCCTCTTCGTCCGGCGTTGCTGATCCCCTGGCACGGGAAGCCCGCCGTGATGATGTTGATTTCTCCGATGAGTGCGGCCCAGTCGATGGCCTGAACGTCCCCCAGGTTGGGGGCGTCCGGGTACCGGGCCGCCAGGATCTGGGAGGCGTGCGGATCGTTCTCCGCGACGTAGCGCACGCGCTCCCCGGTCAGTGCCTCCACGGCGAGCCCCAGCCCCCCGTACCCGGCACACAGCTCCAAAATGGGCATGACGAGCCCACCCCCCTTACGCGTGGGCCTACTTGGCGAAGATGCCGGGACCGGCCGGCGCCGCGTCGTCCACCGCCTGGCGGACGCCCACGAGCGCGATGCCCTTGTTGGTCTTCTTGCGGACAACCCCGCGCTCCTCCATGGCCCCGAAGAACGCGCGCCGGGTCCAGATCTCTTTGGCGGGCAGGTTCTCCGCCGTGCACCAGTCGAGATAGGAGTTGAAGGCGTCCCCGCCCGGCATCTGGGCCGCGTCGTCGCGCTCAAGGACCCCGGGAAAGAAGCCGCTCAAAGCGTCGGAGGTCTCCCGGTACTCCCGCGTGGCGTCCGCGATGACCGGCGGGTCCTGAAGCCCGCCCGCGTACCACTCCATGGCGCCCCGCACCGCCCAGGCCGCGATGCCCTCCGCCTCCGCCGTGAGCTTCTGGTCAAGGTAGGGGTCACGCTCCTCCGGGGCGAACCACCGCGTGAAAGGCAACATCTTCACGCGGCGCCAGAGACCTTCGTCCTGGCCCCGGAAGCGGGGCTTGTGATTCGTGGACAGGACGATAAGGAAGCTGGGCTTGAACTCGAAGAACTCTTGCCTCATGAACCGGGCGGACATCATGTCCTTGCCGGACGCCCTCTTGAGGATGGCTTCCGACATCGGCTTTCCGCTCTCACCTTCACTCGCCATCACGAGCCGGCTGCCCCGAAGCGCCGCAATATCGTTCGGAATTCCGCCGCTGGGCCGCTCCTCGAAGGTGGCGAACGCGGTGGTCTTCGTGACCGACCGGAACACGTTGGTCAGTGTGTCCGTGGCCACTGACTTCCCGTTGGCACCCTTCCCCCACAAGATCACGAAGCACTGTTCGGCCACGGACCCCGTGATGCCGTACCCCACGAGCCGCCGGAAGTAGTCGGCCAACTCCGGGTGATTGGGGAAGACTTCGAGCAGGAAGGAGAGCCACCGGGGGCACTCGGCTTCGGGCCGGTAGTCGATGTCCAGCGCGTACGTCAGGAGGTCGTTCTTGTCGTGGTCGCGCAGCTCCCCGGACCGGAGGTCCACCGTGCCGTTGGCGAAGGTGAGTAGGTCCGGGTGGGCGTCGAAGGCGGACGCGTCCACGTGGACGGAGGGGACCGCCCGCAGCTCCCGTATCAGGGAGTCGATGTTCCGCGTCAGGGTGAAGCCCTGGGCGGTCTTCTGAAGGCGGGCCCCGGGGTCGTCCTTGGCCTCCCCGCCCTTCTCCGCGTGCTCCGCGCTCAGCTCAGCGGCTGCCACGGTCAGGGCGGCGCCCATGTAGTGGATGGCCTGACGGACACGGGTGTCACTGCGCTCCCACACCTTCCCGGTCCACATGTAGAAGCCCAGCCCCGGCGCGTGCTTGATCGTGCCCCGGGTGAAGGCAACGAGCGCGTGAGCGTTGAGCACGTCGGACGAGCCGTAACGCTCCGCGAACTCCGTCATGAGGCGGACCGCGCGGGCGGCTTCGTCGGCGTCCGGGACGAGTGCCCCGGTGGTCCCGTCCACGAGCGCGGAGCCGGCGGGCTGGACGGGCCGGGCCGCCTTGACCGCACGGTGGAGAGCGGAGGGGAAGACCGCCGGGTCATCCTCGCGCCACCGGGTCAGGTCGTGACCGGCGGTAGGGATGTCCAGCACGAAGACGGACACCCCGTGGGCGGCAAGGCCCTCCGCCAGGCGCTGGGTGAACCCGGCCCCCGCGTCGTCGTGGTCTCCGGCAACGATGACCTGGGAGCCCTTGAGTCCTTCGGCCAACTCCCGGATCAACTCCGGGCTCCCGGCCAGACTCGCGCCCCGCACGGCCACGGAGTCGTAGCCCACGGACGTGGCGGTGAGCGCGTCCCCGGGCCCCTCCGTGAGGATGGTGACCCCGTACCCGCCTCCGCCGCGAAAGACGCCGTAGGCGGTCCAGCGCATCCCTTCGGGGTTCATCAGGCTCAGCCACCGCCCGGGGCACTGCCCGGTGAGGTCTCGGCCCTGAAGCCCCCGGATCACCCCGGAGAAGTCCCTCAGCGGCACCGTCAGGCGCGGGTACGCCAGGAACGAGCGGGAGCGGTAGGGGAAGTCCTCGATGGTGTCCCCGTCGTCCACGCCAAGTAGGTGGTCGGCGGCTCCGTCCATGTCGAGACCGAAGCGGCTTGCCGCGTACTGGGCGGCGCGTCCGGCGGCTTCGTCGTCCAGCCTCCGCAACAGGGTGGCGGACTCCTCGACGTAGCGGGCCAGTGCTGCGGTCTCCGCCACGCCCACGAGCTGGGGGCGCACGGACGAGACGGTCAGGCCCTCCCCGCCGGAGTTGAACAGGTCCGGGAAGCGGAGCCCCACGGCGCCGATCACGTCTTCGGTCCGACAGCCGGCCCGGCAGGTGACGCGGACCTTGTGGTCATCCCCGCGCCAGATCCGAAGGGACGGACGGGAATCGCCGTGCGCGGGGCACAGGGCGAGATAGCCCCCGTCCGCCTCTTCGGTGACCTGGGAAAACCGGGCGAGTAGGTGAGTGAACAACATGTGTGCGTACCTCCTTCACCCGGTCTCTGGGGCGCGGATTGCCCGCGCTACAGGGCCGTGCGGAGGTCCGCCACGAGCTGGGCGAAGCGGGCCACGTCCGTGGTCAGGTACCACCGGGAGGAGTCGATGCCGCGCACCGCCGGGGCGAAGGCGTACCGCTCCCGCATCTGGGCCGTGGTCAGCCCCATGGCGACGCGGACCCGCGTCCACGTCCTCACCCCGAAGTGCACGCGCCCCAGGCGGACGTTGGCCCGCCGGAGCTTGTGCACCACCACGCCGTAGGGGTAGCCCGCGTGGTGCGCCTCAACGTGCGCCTGGCGGAGCCACGTCGGGACCGCCGGGGACTTCACGTCCTTGCACTCCAGGACGAACGGCGGACAGTGCACGTCGCCCACGTCCCGGGCGCCTTCCTGGGCGGCCCGCCTCACGTTGAGGGCAGAGAAGATGTCCTTGAGCCTGCCTGTCTCGTCCACGAGCCCCAGGGCTTCGTTGAGGTGATCCCGTACGGCGGACTCCCAGGCGGTCCCCCGCGCCTTCGACGGGTTAGCCAAGGTCGGCCCCCTGACGGGTCACGGCGCCGCGCGCCATGGCGTGGGCCACGGCGTCCAGGTAGCGGGTCCAGTCGGGGCGTTGCCGCCAGTCGCCCCGCAAGTGGATTTCGTCCCCGGCGCACGCTTCGCGGATGTCCCCCAGCGGTGGCGCGTCCCCGGCGCTGATTTCGTAGATCATGCTCCCCCTTCAACCGACTCGCGTGAGTCGCTTGGATATGCCGAAGGGCCGGAGCGGCAACCCCAGCGGGTTCCGTCCGGCCCTTCCGTGCGGTCTACGCGTCGCGCTCGCCCGTCACGTTGGACAGGCACAGCCGCGCGTGTTCGTTCGAGATCCATTCCTTCCGGAGACGCTTACGCGGCACGAAGCCGGATTCGGTCCCGGTGGGCTGGACGAGCAGCATGGGGCGAAGGATGCCGTCCACCTTGCGGACGGTGACCTTCTCAACGATGGCGTCCGCCAGGCGGACCCGGTTGCCCTGGCGGGCCCCGTAGGTGATCAGGTCTCCCCGGTACAGCTCGTTGCCCGCGTAGTCGGAGACCGTCCCGCGCCTACCCATAGACGAACTCCTCTTCGTCCACGCCGAAGCGTCGGCGCCGCTCACTGATGACGTGCGGGATCTCGCCCGGCTTCCACTCCCAGAGGGGAGCCTTGACCGCCGGGTCCGGCAGGGATCGAAGGAGCGTGGCGAACTCCACGGTCCCCGCCTTCGCGGTCAGGAACGAGCCGGGGAGGTACCCGCTCAACGCTCCTCTGCAATCGCGTCGTTGTAGGAGCCCAGCACCTCAATCACCGGCTTGCGGAAGTCCACCTTGATCCCGGCGTTGTTGGTGTAGCTGACGTGTTCCAGGGTCAGCCGGCACAGGGCCTCACCCTCGACGCGGTCAAGGTCGTCCTTGACTTCGTGGATGACCTCCGCCAGGGTCCACGCCGACGCGATGAGCTTCCCCTTGCCCAGCTCGTAGTCATGGGCCAGACGGAAGCTGACGTTGATGGACGGGGCCGGGCCGATGCCCTGGCGGGCCGCTTCCTTGCGCTCACTCATGAGCTTCGGGCAGCCGCACGGCTCCCCCTTGCGCTCCGGCGGGGACAGAAACGCCACACCGTCGCACTCGTGGACCGGACCGGTCCGGCCCCAGAGGATCAACTTGTCCTCGATGGCCTTGCTGCCCGCAAGGACGATCTCCACGGACGGGGTGTCCGTGAGGATCTGGAGGTTCATCTCCTTCGTGGGGTCGTACTCCTCGACGGCGCCGCCCAGGAGCTGGGCCACCGCGTCGGCAACGGTCGGGTCGCCGGTCAGCACGCGCCAGTTGGCGAGAGAGACCGGCTTCTTCTTGACGACCATGCCGGACCGGAACTGAAACACGTAGTCGTTGCTGAACTCGTGCTCCGGCTTCGGCTTCGGCTTCGCGTCCGGGTCGGTGGCGAAAATCTGAAGCGCCATGCGCTATCCCCCTGGGGTGTCGGTTGATCAGGGGGAAGGGCGGGGCTCTCAGCCGGCCGCGCCTTCCCCCCTCACCCGGGGTCTAGGGAGCCCATTGCCCACAGGCTGGGGATAACGCGAACGCCCCCGGCAACCGAAGTCACCGGGGGCGGGTACTACTTGGCGCGGCGCTGGGTGCCGGTCACGAGCTGTGCCGCAGCCTGGGCGATGGCACGGCCGATGACGGTCTTGGACGTTTCGCGGTCCCAGGTGAAGATCTCCCGGAGCCGCAGGAAGGTGGCGAACACGTCGGCGGAGTCGATGCGCACGGGCTTGAACGCCCACGTCTCGTCCGTGATGTGGAGAACGCACGCGCCATCGAACTCCGGCATGGGCTCACTCACGCCCTGGGCGTCGATGATGCGGTCAGCGTGCGCGTACGCGGACATCTGAAGCGCCACGTCCGGGTAGGTCGCCTTGGATGTCTTCCAGTCCGCGATCACGGTGTGACGCTCCCCGGAGCGGTCCGGGGTCGGCTTCCCCTCCTCGTCCAGCCACACGTTGAGGATGGCGTCGAACGAGCCGGCGTAGCCGTGCTGATCACTCCACGCCACGTCTTCGGCGCGGACCAACTCCGGGTTCACGGCGGTCAGGAACTCCGCGAAGTTGTCGCGGTACGGGATCAGGTCCGGGTGCACGCGGCCCAGGGCCTCACCCCGGATCATGCGCTCAAACAGGTCGTGGGCGTCCGACCCCACGTCGGCCCGGCGCTTCGTGTACCGCCTGGCGGCGCCCTTGAGGTAGTCAACGGCGCCCTGGCGGTCGCGCTCCGCCATCTGCTGGACGAACGGCAGGGAGTCAACCGCCAGCTCCGCCACCATCTTGGCGTTCCAGAACGCAAGGAACGGCTTGGGCAACATGCTGATGATGGACGTCACTCCGGGGACCTTGAGGTCCGGCTTTTCCGGGTCGAAGTAGAAGCGGCTCCCGCTTCGGCTGATGGTGCGGATCTGGCCCATGGGCCGGGCCCCCTTCGGGCTCGTGGTGGGTGGTACACCACGGGTCTGGGGAGCGCATTGCCCAGGCGGTGACGGAGTGACGCGGTGGCGCGTCCTCCGGGATGCCTACTAGATATGGGTGGTTGGTCTTCTGTCCGGAACAGAACTCATCGTCATTCCGTAACTTCGTCACCGCCCCGCGCCGGACACGCCGAAGCCCCGCCGGTCCGCTGGGGACTGACGGGGCTTCGGGGCCGGGCCGGAGACCGGTGGATCAGATCAGGTTGGCCAGGGCCTCAGCGCGCTTGGCCAGTTCGTTCAGGCGGTTGCGGACCTTGCGCTTCTGGTGACCGGTGAGCTTGCCCGCGTTCTTCTCCGCCTTGTCCAGCTCCCCCGCGATGGTGGTGAGGTAGTTCTCAAGGCGGACTTCAGGGGTCAGGCGGGAGTCATCGGCGCCGCTTCCCTGTGCGGCACGGAGGGCGGCCCGCCGCTCCCGCTCCACCTCCGTGCGGCCCTTGCGCGGGAGTTCGATGCCCTTGGACGCGTACAGGCTGTAGACCGCCTCCGTCAGACTTGCGGGGCTCTCCTCCGTCTCCTTCTCCTTCGCCTTCACGTACGCGGCAGCGGCCTCCGGGTAGTACGTCTCCGCCTCCTTGAGACCGGCCTCCTTGTCCGCGTCCAGGCCCCGGAGGTAGCCCACCAGAACGTCACTGTTCTTGTTGCGGACGGAGCGCTTGAGCGACTTGAGGATGTCCACCTTGTCCACGTCCGTGTCACTGATCTGGTCCGCCACCTCCGCGTAGACCAGTGCGGCGGTGTTCCGCGTGTACTTCTGGTGTGCGATCAGGTCCGGGACACCGGCCTTGTGGGGCGTCTTCTTCCGCATGGTCAACTGGAGTTCGGAGACCTTCTCCGCGATCTTCTGGGCTTCGACGCCCAGGTTGACGGCGGACGAGACATGGGCGGACGCCTCCGTGATCAGCGCGGCCACGTCCGCCGGGATGACGAGCGGTTCCCCGTCGCCTTCGTCGTCGTCTTCGTCGTCCCCGTCTTCGGCGTCCCGGGTGGCCACCTCCGCACCCTTGACCCCCTCCGCCTCCGTGTCGCCCTGGGGCTCGTCCCCGGCGGGCTCGTCATCGGCGGGGAGCTGCGGTTGGAGCGCCACCTTGAGGGCGTCGCGCAGCTCGTTGCGGAGGGCGACCGACCCCTTACCCTTGATCTCCTTGAGAAGCCCCTCCGTCTCCTCAACGATCTCGGCAATGCCGCTCTCGTCCCCGCCGTTGGCAACCATGACGCGGATGCGCTCCAGGTTCGCGTTGACGGTGTCCTTGATCGCGTCGTTGGCGGTCATCTCGTACTTCTCCCCGGTGTCGCGGTTCTCAATGGTGATCTGTAGTTCCGACTCGCGCCGGCGGGCGGTCTCGAACATGTCCAGCGCCGCCCGGCGCGCTCCCTCTTCGTCGGAATGCGGGTTCGCGGCCTTGATGCCGCTCCCGACCCAGACGAACGACAGGCGCCACGGTTGGCGCTGCCCCTTCTTCGGCATGGCTGCCCTTCTGGGAAACGATCACGTCCCGCGATTCCCCCCGGGCCGTGTTTTCTGGAAAACCGTAGCACCAACTTGGCGGGCCCATAACCACTTTCAAGCGACTCACGCGAGACAGTTGGATGCGACGAAGCCCGCGCGGCCCCCCGGTTGGATACGACGAAAGCCCCCCACCCATGAGGGTGAGGGGCCATCGGTCACCGGTAGCTGACGAGCCGGTCAGCGGCGCAGCGCAGATCCGCCAGGGTTCCGGCGTTGGTGAGCGTCACGTCCGCCGGGTGGGCGTCAAGCTCCGTCTCACTCTCGTGGGACGCGTTGGCGCCCAGGTGCGGGGCGGAGGGGCGGTTCACCCGAACGAGTGTGAAGCCCCGGTTCTTCAGGGCCTGAGCCTCGTTGACGTGCCGCACGTCGGTCACGACCACCGGCAGGTTCCAGGAGTCGGCCACGGCCACGCGGTCCATGGCGAGCCCCACCCAGTAGCCCGCGTCTTCCTTGCGCACCGCCGACCCCATGCGCTGAAGCGTGCGCCGGATCTCCGGGCTTCGGCGCTTGGCCCCGTCCCACCCGAAGCGGTTGACCACGTCGGACAGGCGGACCGGTACGGGCCCGTACCCGGCGGGCTCGTAGGTGACCACCGGGTCAACCCGGAGGGCCATCTCCTTGAGCGGGTCAGCGAAGGCCACCCGCGTGAACGCCCACCGGCGGACGAGCCGGCGCCCGATCTCGTCCTTGCCCGCCCCGGCCCGGCCCATGAGTGCGATGTGTCGGTACGTCATCCCAGTCCCCTTCGGTGAAGTGCTCTCACCGGGGGTCTGGGGTGCCGATTGCCTACGGCCGGTACTGGCCGGTGTACGCGGCCAGGGTCTTGCGGTCCTCAACGCGCTGGACCGCCTCACCGGTGCCCAGGACCGCCGCGACCACGCCCAGGATGAGCGCGGACGGGATGGACGGGACGAAGTGGGCCACGAGCGCCAGGAGCGCCACGGCCACGGTGTAGATCCGGGCAACGTGCTTCTGTGCGAACTCCACGATCATGCGGGTACCCCCTGTAGTTGCTGTGAGTGATGATCAGCGCCGCGCCGTGGGCCAGCTCGTCCACGGCCGGGCTCGTGCGCCGCCTCTGACGGCACACTGGGTGACGGTCAGACCGCCGGGACCTTGAGCGCGTCCCACTGGCGCTTGCCGGGCCAGCCGTCGCAGTACGCGGCAGCGTCGCCCAACTTGCGCTGCCACTTGCGGAAGGACTCCCGGTCCGCCTCCGTCCACTGAGGACCGGGGCCGGAGGAGTAGGCGGAGCACCCTTCAGCCACGAGCCGGCGGCCCATGGCCGTGACGAGCGGGCCGTTGGGCTTGGCCTTGAAGTACGCCTCACCGGGGAACGGCGCGTACTTCGGCGCGCTCGCCTTCGTCTTGAGCTTCTGACCGGGCCGGATCACGTAGGGCGCCTTGATCCCGTTGAGCTGGGCCAGGGTCTCCCACTTGATCCCCAGGGCCTTGCCGATGCCGGACAGGGTGTCCCCGTCGCGGACGGTGTAGGTCCCGGTGGACGGGGCCGGGGAGGAGCCGCCCACGATGGCCTTCGCGCGCTTCAGGATCTCCGGGAGCTGGGCGACCACGCGGGAGCCGGGACACGACGTGTGCCCGCCCCAGGCGCTTCCGCCCATGCCGTGGTAGCCCAGGCCCCTACCGTTCGGGTCGGTGGTGAGCTGAAGCGGGACGCCGTGGGTCTTGTGGGCCCAGGCGAGCACTTCGGCGCACCGGGAGAGCTGGGCGTCCGTCAGGGAGTCCCCGCCCCGCCCCTCGTTCTCGACGGAGAGCCAGCTCCTGTTGCCGCCCGCCTGGGCCCAGGCCCGGTTGGCGGTGTCCACCCACTGGCAGAGCTGACCGGCGCGGCTCGTGCCGAAGTGGCTGGACGCCTGGGCCGCCGGGTTGCGGAACCACGAATCGGTACCGGCGTAAGAGCCGTCCATGATGTGGATGACCACGCCCCGTACGGAGTCCTGTCCGCCGGCTGTGTAGTTGGTCGGGATGGGCTTCCACGTCGCCCCGGAAAATCGCGCCATGCGCGTGCCCCCTCGTTCGTGCCGGGCCCCCGCCCGAAGCCCGGACGGGAGCGCGTTGCACTGGGGGTCTGGTGGGTCGATTGCCTACGCGATGGCGGCCCAGAACCGGTTGGAGCCGTTCTCCACGGCGCTCAGGGTGATGGACGCGGGGGCGGACGTGGCAGCCGTGCCCGCGATGGACCCGTACCGCTTGATGTTGTTGAGCCCGAAGACGTTGGGCGGAGAGCCGAAGGCGGAATCGGCGCACAGCATCATGGGCCCGTCACCGGCGGTGGTGTTGTACCGGAAGGACCACGCCACGTAGTAGACCCCGGCGGGCAGGGACGCACTGGCGGTGAGCGGAGCGGACACGGTGGCGCCGCCCGCGTTGTGCACCCCGGCAATGACGGTCTCCCCGGTCAGCGCTGCCGTGGTGCCCACGCGGGTGCCCGACGCGTTGTAGATGGCGCCCCAGGAGCCGGCGACCATGCCGCCCGCGTACCCGCCGAAGTGCCAGACGATTTTGGAAATGGTCTGGGTGCTCTTCAGGTTGACCGCCGTGACGCGGAGCGTGGCGTTGCCCGGGTAGATGGGCGTGCTCATCCCAACCGCCGGGTCGAAGGCCCACGCCTTGAGCCCCAGGTCACTGGGCTCCCACATGTGGTCCGTGGGCACTTCCAACGGGAGCTGGGCCAGAGGCAGGCGGGTGGAGCCGTCCAGGGAGGCCACGCCGTTGGCCGTGCCCCTGGCGGTGGTCGCCAGGGCGGACACGTCGGCGGCAACCAGGGTCACGGTCGGGCCGCTCTTGCCGTTGACGGTGGTGACCGCTCCGGCCGGTATGGAGAGCTGGGCGGCGGGGACCTTGCCGGAGTCGTCCAGCGTGGCCACGCCTCCGGCCACTCCCCGGGAGCTGGACGCCACGGCGCCTACGTCGGCGGGGGTCAGGGTGATGGCCGGAGAGCCCGCTCCCTTGCCGTTGACCGTGATGGTGATGTCCGATCCCAGGCTGCCGTTGACGCTGTTGACGGAGCCCGCTCCGGGGTCACCCTTGACGCCCTGGGGGCCCTCCGGTCCGACCGGTCCCCGGATGCTGCCCTTGCTCGTCCAGCCGGAGCCGGACACGTACAGGTAGACGCTGCCGGTGTCGGTACGGACGGCGAAGTCCCCCGGCACGCCCACCCCGGAGGCTTCGGAGCCGGAGGCGAAGGCGTACACCTTGCTTCCGGGCGTACCGGCGGCCCCGGTGTCGCCCTTCGGGCCGGGGACGGTGCTCGCCGCTCCGGTGTCGCCCTTGACGCCGGGGACGCCCTGGGGGCCAGGGTCGCCCTTCGGCCCCTTCAGGTTGCCCACGGGGTTGCCCCAGCCGGACGCGCTCCGCTGCCAGATGTCGCCGGAGTCGGAGCGAAGGAGGAGGTCTCCCGGCTTCGCGTCCGTGCTGGGCGTGGTCGTGTTGTTCACGAACCACTGAGATCCGTGGATGTCCGCTCCGGCCTTCGCCCAGGCGCCGCCGCTCTTGCGCCACATGGTCACGGTCGTGTGAGTGAGGCCCAGAAGGGTCCGGGTGTCGTACTGGGTGTACCAGTCGTTATCGAGCCCCAGGGATGCCGCCGGGGCCCCGCTGCCGGTGTAGATCTGGGAGCCGGGCACGGGCACGTAGTTCGGGGTGGTCGGGTCAGCCGGCGCCACGTCGGCAAGGTCCACGTCCGGGACGTTCTTGGGCAGCAACAGGGCGAAGGTCCGGGCGCCCACCACCCCGGCAAGGTTCTCCTTGACGGTCCACGCCCAGCCGCTGGGGTTCATGTCCGGCGCGTCCGTCGCGGGCAGGCTGACAGAGAAGCCGCCGTTCTCGTCCAGCGCGGCCACGACGGGCCCGGCAACGAACAGGTCGGAGGCGGGGAAGGTCAGGAGCCCCGGCGGGGTGAAGGTGACGGTCCCGCTGAGCGAGCGTCCATCGGGGCCCCGGTAGCGACCGTGAACCCGCACGGTCGGGATGCTGGACGGCAGTGGGCTCGTGTCGGTCGGTGTGGTCATGCGTCCCCCTACGAAAAAGGGGCATCCAACCGACTCACGTGAGTCGGTTGGACACCCTGTGGTGCGGTCTTACGGACGGGCCAGGAGTTCCGCTACCTGGGCCCGGAGTTCAGCGTTCTCACGCCTCAGCTCCCGGACCTCTTCGCGGAGCCCAACTAGCTCCTCCGCCTGGCGCTCCGCCTTCCTGGCCCAGGCTTCCGCCTCTTCCCGCCAGGCTTGGCGCATCCCGGTTTGCCACCGGTGGAGCACCATGCCGACGAAGACCAGAAGGGGAGCGACGATCTCAGCGGCCCCGTACAGGCGGGCCAGATCCATGAGTCCCCCTAGACGCTGAAGTACGGCTCACTGAGGTCCGGGTCTCGGACCCATCCGCCGTTGGTGCCGCGCCGCCAGTGCCACCCGTACGCGGTGGCCTCCGGGATGCGCTCTTGCGGAAGGCCAACGCAGTAGTGCATGGCCGAAATGCTGTAGGACCCTTCGTCCCTGTTGGGCACCGTCACGAAGTCGGGCGCCCACGGGCTTCCGTCTCGGTATGTCGGCACCCACCACCACTTGCCGTTGTCGTCCTGCTTGTAGCCCCAGTTGAGGATGTTGCCGCTGACTGCGGCGCCCTCCGTTGCGGCAATGGCGTAGATGGTCTGGCCCTTCGGGCTCTCAGGGCCTTTCTTGTAACGGTGCTGAAGTTCGATGGTGTAAATCGTGGTGTCGTCCGCGTAGTCCCAGCCGTACGGGATGCCGTGGACCCACCGCATGACCACCACGCCCACGTTGCGGGTCGTGTTGCCGGTCAGGCTCAGCGTGGCGGATGCGCTGACGATCTCGCGTTGCGCGTTGCCCGTGTGCCGGAACGCGGCAAGGCGGACCTCCGCCTCACGCTTGCCGGTGAGGAGCCAATCCGTGATGAACTTGACTTCCACCCGGTCGAAGGTCAGTCCCGTGGCGTTGGAGATCCCGACGGAGGACCACACGTTTCCGCCTACCGGGGGACGCCCCTGGGCGGCCCACTCGATGACCGGGTACCTGTCGAACTTGTTGACGGGCGCCGGGGCCCGCTCCACGGCGGAGAGCCGGCGCTTGACCTCCGCAAGCTCGTTCACCAGGGACGGCGGTACGCCGTTAGCTTGGGTTGGCATTGCTCCACAACTCCTTACTGGCGAGCGCCAGGCGGATGGACTCCGTACCGTTCGCGTCCACGGCCGTGGCGCATTCGGTCACAACGAATTCGTCCAGGAAGGCGACGTAACCCGCGTCCGCGTCCACGGCCACGTAGTCGCCCGGGGCGAAGTCCAGCGGCCCGAACTCACCGGGATAGAGGGTCAGTTCAGGTATGGCGGTGGGAACCGATCCGGCGTTGACGGTGGCCTGGGCCTTGCCTATGAGCGTCTGTGTCTCTTTCACGTCGGCCCAGGTGCCGACCATGACGCGCTCAGGCATCCGCGCGGCCAACTCCGCGTTCTCGAAGATGCCAACGAGCTTTTCGCCGTTGCCCTTGTCGGCCCCGGTGGCGTAGGCCACGGTGCACAGGGCGGTTGAGTCGTAACTGACCCGGGTGACATCGCAGTTCGCGCGATGGGTCAGGGTCCGGGTCGCGGAGCCCGTGCGGCTCGTCATGACGAACCGGTGGCCCACCTTGACGTTGGGCGTGACCCAGTACGGCACGTAGCGGAAGTTGAAGCCGCCGATGTTGTCGGCAAGCTCCTCGATGGCCTCCCCCGCGTTCTTCAGCTCGTAGCGCGTCCACACCGTGGTTCGCTTCGCGCCGGTCGCCTTGATCGTGTCCGTGGCCGTTCCGATGCCGTTGTCCGCGTTGAAGTACGCGAACCACGCCTTGAGGATGTCCGCCTGTTCGACGGTGCGGGAGGTCCAGCCGTTGACGAAGACGCGGCCCTTGTAGTGCGAGTGGAAGCCGGAGGCCCCCAGGGAGAGCGTGCCCGCCGCGATGTCTGCGGAGGCGGTCCACACGATCCCGCCCCACACCGGGGCACCGTCCCGCAGGATGACGAGCCCGCTGATACCCGGGCTCAGCACCTCCGGGTTGGCCTCCGGCGCGAAGAGCGGGACACCGACCGTCGCGGTACCGGCCGCGTTGAGGGTGTGGGCGAAAGAGATCCCGGTAACCGGCAGGCGGGTGACCACCGCGCCGGTCTTCACGTTCGTCTGTACGACGGTGTACCTGGGCGCCGCCATCACACCCACCGGTTTCGCCAGGAGAAGACCGCCGTGGTGGCCCGGGTGGTCGCGCCGCTCGTCAGGCTGAGGCGGTGTTCCCCGAAGCCGTATTCGGGCCAGACGGACCCCGGGGTGATGCGCTCGTTGAACAGGGTGCCGGTGTCCGTGGCGGTCAGCCGCTGGGCCGGTGAGTTGATCGTGAGCCCGCCGGCCAAGGGGTTCATGCCGAAGAACTGGCCGGTTATCTCGTCCGTGAGGACACAGTCCTTGGCGTTGTCCAGGGTGATGACCGGGAAGGCGGGCACGGAGCCCGGGGAGGTGAACCGGAGCTTGGGCGTGGACCCCTGCCAGGGGCTGGACAGGGTCAGCGTGGTGAGCGCGTCGGCGTAGATGTGCGGGTCCGTGGCGAAGAGTTCGATGACCACGTTGCATACGCGGTGAGCGAAGTTCAGGTCAACGGGCCCGGAGCGCTTGCGCGGGCGGGCGTTGACGAAGGCGGTGGCCCCGGCGGCAAGCCCGGGGAAGCGGAAGCGGAGAGGGCTCTCCGGCCCGCCGACCGCGAACGCGGCGAAGACCCGGCCCAGCTCCTGGGCGAACTCTTCGTCAGTGGCCCCGTAGACCTCAAGGGTCAGGGTCACGGTCCGGCCGTTCATGTAGTCGTCACCGGGGTAGAGCCCGTGTTGCTGCACAAGCGTGAGGTCCGAAGACCGCACGTCCGGCAGCGACACGAGCCCGTCAACCGCGACGATGGACACGGCGGAGTCAGGCTCCCCCATGACGAGTCCCGCGTATTCGGCGGTCCAGTCGTTCAGCTCCGCCATGTCCATTCCCCCCTTCAACCGACTCACGTGAGTCGGTTGGTCATGCAGTGCGAAGGGCCCAGGCGACTTCGCGCCCGATGGCCCAGGGGTCCGCCTGAGAGCGGACGTTGACGACGACTCCGCCCCCCGGAGCCGCGTGGTTCGGGATCACGTTTGATCCGCTGGGCAGGTGCACCCACTCCGGCCCGCGCTCGCCCACGCGGGTCAGGCCCTGGGTCGGTCCGCCCATGGCGCGCACGTGGGGGATGGGGTTGTCCGGGATGTCGATGGACAGGGCGCCCCATCCCAACTTGTTCGGGATGGCCCAGTTGAGGAGGTCCACCACGCCGTTGACCGCACCCTTGGCCGCGCCGCTCACGGCGGAGGCCAGGCTTGAGGCGAAGCCGCCCAGGCGGGAGAGCCCGTTCTTGAGCCCGTCAACGACGGAGCCGCCGACCCCCAGCGCCGCGCGGGCCACGCTTCCGGCCGCAGAGGAGATCCGCCCCGGCAGGGAGGTGAAGAACGAGACCACGGAGTTGAGCCCGTCGCGCGCCTTGTCGTAGACGTAACGGAACGCGTCGGACGCGGTGCTCTTGATCTTGTCCCAGTGCTTGATCAGGAGTCCGGGGCCGGTGAAGGTCAGGAACAAGTTGACGAGCCAGGCGAAGATGCCCTTGACCTTGTCCCACAGCCAGTCCCAGGCGGCGCCGGTGGCCTCCTTGATCGTGTCCCAGTGCTTGATAATCAAGCCGACCAGCGTGAAGTTGAGGAACAGGTTGATCAGGAAATCCGCGATTCCCTTGATCTTGTTCCACACCCAGTCCCAGGCGGCACCGGTCCACTTGACGATGTTGTCCCAGTTGGTCCAGATCAGGAGCGCCAGGGCGACCACGGCCGCGATGACGAGTGCGACCGGGCCCATGGCTATCAGCCACGCAGCAGCCATGCGGGCCGCCTGTAGAAGCGCCTGGGCACCCATGGCGACCCATCCGCCCACGACGATGGCGGCGGAGATCACAGCCTGTCCGGCAGCCTTGAGCCAGCCTCCGACCACCGCCCAGTGGGCCAGTACCTGGGTTGCGGCGCTCGTGGTCGCGGTGGCCGAAGAGGTGACCCACGCTATGCCGTTGGCTATCGCGGACTGGGTGGCCGTGACCCCCCAGGCGATGAGCGCCGGGAGGAGAAGGACCGTGATAACCCCGGCCACGGCCGTGATCGGGACCTTGTTGTCCCCGATGAACCGGCCCACGGCAACGGACGCGTCAATGAGATCGTCCAGCGCCGGGAGGACCGCTCCGCCCAGTACGTCAACGGCGCCCTGTTGGAGCGTGCGCCAGAAAGCCGAGAGCTTCGTTGACGCGTTGTCGTGCATGGTGTCGCCGGCCCGCTTCGCGGCCCCCTCAACCTTGCCCAGACTCTTGGCGGCGGTATCGACGTTGAGGGAGAAAAGCGCGGCCCCCAGGTCTTCGCCCGGACCGCCGAACAACGTCTTGACGACACTCGCACGCTCCGCCGAAGCGGGCATCTGGCGAAGGGCGTCAAGGACCTTGTCCATGGCGGACTTCGCGGAGTCGCCTCCGGCCGCCACGTCCTTGACGATCTGGGAGCCGTTCAGCCCGATTGAGTTGAACGTTTCTTCAACCGCCTTGCCGCCCTGACCGGCAACAAGACTGAACTCCTTGATCGCGTCGGAGACTTGATCCGCGTCCCTGGCGCCACCCTTGAGGCCCTGGGAGATCAGTCCCATGGCCGTGGCCCCGTCCAGCCCCATCGTGCGGAAACTGGTGCTGTACTCGTTGAAAACGTCGGCCAAGTCCTCAGCCTTGTTGGCGCCGTTCTGGGCGCCCCGGGTCATGATGTCGAACGCTTCTTCAGCGTTCTTCGCAAGCCCGGTCTTGAGCATCTGGGACACCGCGTGGGACGTGGGCCCCACTTCGTCGCCCAGGACGTTGGCCACGTCCATGGCCCGCTTGCCGACGTTGGCCAGCTCGTCCGCCGTGGCGTCCGCCGGGACAAGTCCCTCTTGCCACAGCGCCTTGAGGGCCGCGTTGGCATCCTCGACGGATTCGCCCCAGCCGGATGAGTAGATCTCTCCGGCCGCCTTGCCCAGGCGCTGGGCCTCCGCCGGGTTGGCTCCGAGCTGGGCCGCCAGGAGATCGTTGCCCTTCTCCTGGGCCATGGCCTCATTGAGACCGGCCAGGAGCCCGCCCGCGATGGCGGCGCCGGCGAGCGTGGCAGCTCCCCCGAAGCGCTCCCCGAAGGAGCCGACTTCGTCACCGGCGTCCGCGATGCCGTCCGCCACGGCGTCGCCCAGGCCCCCCGCCTGTTCGGTCGCCTGCCGTAGCGCTTCCTCCACCTGATCCGCGAAGGACGTTACGTCCGTGGCGGACCGCTCAAGGGAGGCGGCAAGATCCGACTCATCCCCGAGCAGGGTGATAGTGATGGGCTTCGCCACCGGTCCCCCCGTGCTATGTCATGACCGGCGTCCGCCGTTCCCCCGAAGAGCCCTGGGACGTGCGCCCACGGGACGCGCGTCGGCTCTGTTTGTTCTGCGCTTCGATGTCCGCCGACATCTGGTCAACCAGCGCGTTGAAGTCCCGCAGGGGTAGGGACCGCACGTCCGACCACGTGAGCCCACGGAAGTGGGACACGAGCCGGGCGCACGCAACTACGCGCTGGGCCCGGTAGGGTCCGTCTTCGCCTTGCCCGGCTTGAACTGGAGACGGAGCTTGCCCGCGTCCTCGATGGAGAAGCCCGGATCGGTACGGCGCTTGAGGACCACGGCCATGGCCCGCAGCATCGGGCCCCGGCGGGCTCCGGGCTTCTTCAGCTCGTCCAGCGGGGCGCCGGTGACCTCCTCGATAATGTCGATCTCGTCAATCGTGAGACTGTCGAGATCCAGCGACAGGAGTTCGCCCAGCTCACCGCCCACGGCCTTTGCAACCGGGTTCGCCTGGCGGACGGTCTTGACCGGCCTCTTCTGTCCCATACCTAGTCCCCCTCAAGGTGCTGACGGACCACGGCGCCTATCTCACGCTCGTAGGTCTCGGAAACGGCATCGCTCTTGCGCGCCATGGCCCGGTACAGGAATCTGTTGGGCCTGATCCCGCGCTTCGGATAGCCGAAGTGGATTGCCGCCGCGTACGGCACGCGAGCGGCTGAGCCCGCCTTCACGGCGGCGCCCTTGACGGAGGCGGTGACCTTGACGGACTTCGCCAACTTCCCCGGCTTGTAGCGCTTGCTGGACTTCGCGTCCCGCTTGCCCTTCGGGGCCGTTGACTCCGCCTCCGGCTTGACCACCTCCGCCGCTGCCTTGTTCGCGGCGCGGACGGAGTTGTTCAGGTCCCGGCTCTTGAGCCGGCGGACGTTCTTCTGAAGCTCACGCAGCCCGGTCACCCGGACCGTGTACGCCGACGTGCGGGCCACCGCCTCACCCCTTGTCTGGGGTGCCGGTTGCCTTGAGCTGGGCCGGGGCGGCGGGCTTCGGCTCCGTGTAGGTGGCCTTGATCGCGGCCTCACCGGTGCCCGGGTCCAGCACGCGGAAGGGAAGGGTGTGGACCGTCACGTCATCCGTGGACGCCTCCGGGGACTCCCCGGTGAACTGGATGGCCGGAGCGTCCACGCGGAAGCTCGTGCCGGGGGTCAGGCCCGTGAGGTCCACCCGGAGGGAGACCACCTCACCGGCAACGAACGCCTCGTACAGCTTCAGGGACTCCCCGGTGAACTCCCCCTCAAGCTCCCCTTCGTACGTCGGCACGGCGGCGCGGACGGGCTTCTTCTTCAGGGCCGTGCCCCGCAGAAAGCGCCGGTCCGTCTTCATGCCCAGGTCTCCGGTCATGGAGAACTTCGACGCGTCCAGCGCCACGGCGGAGCCGCCCCGGGTCAGGGTCAGCGCGGTCCGCGACCAGTCGTAGGGCCGGGCGTCCGCCGGGTAGTCGATGGGCAGCGCCTCAGCCGGCGCGGTGCTGTGCGACACGTCCTGAAAGTCGAAGGACACGTTGAGCGTGACCGCGTTCTCAGTCTCGGCGGTCAGCTCCCACTCAGTGGCGACACACCCCACGTGCCGGTAGGCCACCTCCGTACCTTCGACGGTGGGCCGGATCATCTGAGCCGTCCACGACGGAGCACCGCTCACGGTGGCGGTCTCGAAGGTGTGGACCCGGGTGTTGCCCGTGTCGGTGAAGGTGTGCTTGTCGAACGCGGCACTCAGGAGGGCGGCGGCGCCCACGTCCAGGAGGTCAACCTCAAGCTCCCCCTCCCCGCCCATCTGAATGATGTTGCGGCGGTCCGCGCGGGCGGTCTGCATTCCCCGCCTGAACCCCACGGACTCAATGAACTCCTTGGCCACCTTCCACGAATCCGCCTTCCCCTCGTACCCGATGGTGGATTCGGCGGGCGTGCCGTAGGTGGCCTCTTCTCCAATGCCAATGGCAGCGTCAAGCGCCATGCGACTTCCCCCTAAGTCGTGGTGCGTCCGCGCACTCTCACGCGGACGGTCAGGGCGCTGTACGCCCCGTCAGTGGTCTCGGCGGTCTCGACGGATGACGACTCCGGGCGGAGGTCCACGAGCCCCGCCACGGTGGCGCGGTCCACGGCGCGGCAGGCGTCGGCCACAAGCTCACGCAGCTCGTAGGCGCCCCGCTCAGCGGCCATCGGGTCGCCGGGGACGATCACCACCGCGTGGGCTTCGACGTAGCCGGTAACGGCCACCGGCTTACGCGGTCCGGCGCGCATGGCGACGGGCTCAAGCTCCTCGTCCACCGTGGCGCCCAACCAGATCTGGCGGCGCCGGTCGGACTGGCCCCTCTCCGCGAAGGTGCATTGCACCCCGGCGGGGACGAGCCCCCGGAGCGCTTCGAAGAGGGCCACCTTGGCGTTGAAGATCAACGACATGGGGCCCCCTAGAGAAAGATGAACGGAAGCCGAATCCGGTACCTGTTGAGCTGGGCGTTGACCTCCGGCAGGCTCGTGGGCCGCCAGTTGCCGCCCGCCTGGGCAAGCTGGATTGATCCGAATTCGGATTGCAGTTGAAGAGCCCGGTCCGGGACGCGGGACACAAGGTCCAGCACGTATTGCCGGGCGATCTTCCGTACACACCACCGGATCGTTTCCGGGGCGGCATCGACGCCTTCCCACTTCCGACCGCAGTAGTTTTCGACGGTCTCAACGGCGTAGTCGATGGCTTCGCTGAGCGTGGCGTCCGAGAACTGGGCCGTGTCGTCCAGCCCGTCCAGCTCCCGGAGTTCGGCCACGGTGGCGTAGGACAAGGCATCCCCCAGGGCCGGGGGCCAAGCGTCCCGCGTGAGTCGCTTGGCCCCCTCGTTCGTGCGGCGCCTTACGCGCCGGAGCCACCGCCGACCGTGAGCACCTTGACCGCGCGCTCATCCACAAGGAGACCGTCCGCGCGCTGAAGGAACCGGTAAACGATCTGGTCAGAGAGGAACTTGAGGTCAACGGACCGCTCCACGCGGAGCGGGCCCGCCAGGCGGACGGTGTACTTCGACAGGTCCCCGAAGGTGACCTTGGCGTCCGGGACACTCACGTCCGTGAGGACCGGGCGACCGTTGAAGGTGTCCGGGGCGCCCACCTGTACGGAGGACTGCCACAGGTACTGACCGTCAGTGCTCTTCAGCTTGCGCATCTGGGCCGCCACCTTGTCGGAGACGACGAAGGCCGCGTTGGCGCGGTAGGAGCTGGGCAGCTCGTAGTACAGGTCAATGAGCGCGTCACTGACCGTCGCGTCCTTCGCCGTGGCGGTGAAGGTGGCGGTGGCCGGCGAACCGGCGGTGATGATGCCGCGCGGCTGGTTGGTGCCGGAGCCGGTCAGGAAGTGGTCACCCATGCCCGCGCCGATGGCCGGGCCCGCGTCGCCAACCAGGAAGCCGACAAGGTCAAGCGCCTGATCCTGCACGAACTCACTGGACACGGTGGACGCGTAGCCGTACTTGAACGCGCCAACGGAGCGCTGAACCGTGGTCGGGTTCGACTCCGGGATGTTGGCGTTCTCGTTGACGATGCTCGCCTGTGCCCGGCCCACGACAACGGTGAAGTCCATGGGCTCACCGGAACTCGTGGTCAGGATGGTGGCGCCGCCCCTCATGACGGTGGACCGCTCAACGGCCTCCGCCAGGAGACGCCCGTACAGCGTCCGGGCGATGACGGTGTTGCCCGGGTTGGTCTTCGTGTCGATGGCCGCGCGGGACTCCGGCGCGAACGCCACCGTCTGGTTCACGCCCAGGGCACGGAGCTGGGCAGCAGCCTCCGCCAACTTGTCCTGGGTCTCCTTCTTCGAGCCGGTACCGTTCAGGCCCTGCATGAGGGCACTGACGGACTCGCCGGACTTCAGGACTTCGATGCCCCGCTTGATCCGACCGTCGTAGTCCGCGATGGAGTCCAGGAGCTTCGTCTCCTTGCCCCGGGACTCCGCGTCCATCTCCTTGCCCGCGAACTCCTCCGTCAGGGTGCGGAGTTCGGCGGTGGCCCGCTCGCGCGCCTCAAAGTTCGCGCTCAGGGTCGTTGCGTCCATGTGGTTCCCCCCGTGGTGATGAGCGCGCGGAACAGTGCACGCGCGTCCTTGTGCTCATCCGGCTCGTCCTCTTCGGACTCGTCCGGGTCCTTCTCCTCCGGCCCCCCAGCCGGTTCGTCCGCGCCCTCCGGCGACTCCTCCGGGGTGTCCTCTTCGGACTCCTCCGGGTCTTCGTCGTCCGGCTTCGCGGCGCGGAGTTCGACGCCCAGCACTGCCCCGATGGACCGAAGTGCCGCGTCAGTGGTCGGATACGCCGGGGTGAGGACTGGCCCCAGTTCGGCAACATCCATTTCGGTGATCTCCCGGATCGGGAGACCGGTCTCCGGGTCCGTCCCGGCCCGGCGCTGCCCGCCCCTGCCCACGCGGAAGGTGAAGGAAGATCCCTTCACGTCACCGCGCTTGAGGAGTTCGGCAAGGTCCCGGCCCGTGGTCGTGTTCGGTAGGTCGATCTCGTACCAACCGCCGTGGTCGTCCTCACCCACCCGGAGCGTGCCGGAGGAGCGCCGGCCAAGGACCCGGTCCATGTTGTGGTTGAAGGTGGCCACCACGTCGTTGCGCTCAAGGGAGGCCATCCCGGCCCCCGGCGCGATGCGCTCCCGGAAGCCGCCCAGGTCGTGGGACAGCTCCCCGAACCGGTACGCGTACCCGCGCATCGTGGTCGTGTCGCCGTTGGCCCGGACCTCAGCCGGAGCGCTCAGGCTCCGGGTCTCCTTCGTCATCGTCTTCGTCCCCCTCGTTGGTCTCGTCCGGGGCCGGGTCTTCCGGCTCCGGCTCCGGCTCCGGCGCGGGGGGCTCGTCTTCGTCGGACACGTCGCCCAGGTTCAGCGGCACGCGGTACGCGGCGCCCAGCCCATCGGGCAGGGGCTCAAGGTCTTCGGCGGCCCGGACTTCGTCTATGGAGTAGATGCCGTTCTGAAGACCCAGGGAGTACAGCTCCATGCGTTCCTTCGGGGCGCCCCGCTGGATTCCGTCAAGCGAGAACTTGACGAACTTGTGGCGGTCGGCGGTCTCCGCGAACAGGAGCCGCGTGAAACCGGCCTCGATGCGCTCAAGCCACGGCCGAAGGCTGAACATGCTGAACGCCTGGTTCTGTTCGGCCAGTCCGCTGCCCCAGCTCGTGGAGCCGGACGCGTCCGCTATCAGGTGCGGAGGCACGCCGAAGATCCGGGCGATCTCCGGAATCTGAAAGGCGCGGGTCTGAAGGAACTGGGCTTCGTCCGGGGTCAGGCTGACCTTTGAGAACTTGGCGCCTTCCGTCAGGAGTGCGACCCTGTGGGCGTTGTCCGGGCCGGAGTTGGCCAGGCGCCACGCCTCCCGGGCGCGGGCAAGACCGTCCTCCGACATGGCGCCGGGGACTTCCACGATGGCAGCCGGCACGGCCCCGTTGCTGAAGAACTTGGCGCCGAAGGTCTGGGCCGCGAGCGTGAGACCGATGGACTCCCGCGCGTAGTTGATCGGGCTGACCCCGGTGAACTCCCCGGGGAGCATCATCCCGGGGATGTGCAGGATCTCCCGCGACGTGAAGTAGCCAACGGCCACCTCGTTGCCGTCCGCGTCGATGTCGAAGGCTTCGAAAACCTTGCGCCGGGAGCCGTCCACCACCACCGCGTGGGTCACGATGCGGGACGGGTCCAGCACGTCAAGGCCCACGATCTGGGTGTTGTCCGGCGACCACCGCACGGCCAGGTAGGCGTTGCCCTCAAGGAGGAGGGACAGGACGATCTGAGAGATCAGGTCGATCCGGCCCAGTCCGCCCGGCTCCGCCGTGGGGTAGTCCAGCCACGTCGGGGAGGTGACCTCCCGGCGGGCACCGCCACGGCGCGAATACGCGGCGACGGGGAGCGTGGCTATGGTCTCCGACAGGAGCCGGATGCACGCGAAGACCGCCGACACCTGAAGCGCCGTAGAGGAGTTGACCCGCTGACCGGCGGACGAGACCACCCCCGGGAAGGGGTAAAGGTCCGTGTCCGGTTCCCAGTTGGCCCGCGTCTCAGGAGCGCGGGGCTTGAACAGTGCAGACCAGAAGCCCACGATCTCACCCCCGTGCCCGCGCACAGAGGCGGGCCGTTACCGAGCCCGCGCGCAGAGGCGGGCGTCACAGATCGTCAAAGAATTCGGCTGAGCCGCCGAAGGCGAAGACCTCACCATCGGTCTCCCAGGTGGCGAGGATCGGAGCGTCTACGAAGCCGGGGTTGTCCTCCCGCCACAGCACCGCGCCGTGAACGGCCAAGATCATGGCAATGGCCAAGTCGATCTTCCGGCGGCTCGAAGCGTGCTCCTTGGTGATGCGGGCCCCGTGCCGGTCCTCCCGCAGTACGGCGTTGCCGATGTGGCGGGCAAGCGCCGGGTTGCCGTCGTGGCTGAGGCGCCCGTCCCGTGCCGCGTCGTAGACCGCCTGGGTGGCGGGGATCATCCGCTTCAGGCTGTTGGTCGGGAACGCCTCCACCGGGTGGCCCTCCGCCTCAAGGCGGTCAAGGCTCTCCTCCCAGCGGTACGGGTCGGCCACAAGGACGCGGACCTTGTACGTGTCCAGCGCGGAGCGGAGAGCGTCCCGCACGTCCGCCATGGGTACGCGCCAGTGGGCATCGTCCGCCGGGGCCTCCCAGTGCCCCAGCACGAACACGCGCAGATCGTGAACGCGGCAGGCGACCAACGCTGTTGAGTCGCCCTTCCAAGATCCGTCGAAGCCCAGGACCACGGCGTCACCGGGGCTGAGCGCGTCGTCCACGGCCAGGGAGTCCCACAGGCCATGAGGCAGCCACGAGCTACCGCCCCGGACGAACTGACTGAGTCGGTAGATCCGGAAGGACGCTTCGGTACTGCGCTGACAGGCGGCTTCGAAGTCCGCCGGGTTGAGGATGCTGAAGGAGGGGTTGCACCGCTCCCAGACCTCCGGGTCCGTGTGGTCCACGGTGTCCCCGATGCGCGGGCCCCACGAGCGGTAGAAGAGCGTGGGGTCCTCAAGCTCCCCGCTGTTGACGCGCTCGCCCTGGGTGCAGAGCTGGGCGAACGGGCCGTCAGGGTCGGGGCCGGCGGTGCTGATGATCCAGAACATCGGCTCCCGCCGCGCGGCGGACCCCAGGGTCAGCGCGTCGAACAGGTCCGCCGACTTGGCGAAGGCGTACTCATCGAGACTGACGGAGCTGGGGTTCAGGCCCTGTTGGCGGCCCGCGTCGGCGGACACCACGCGGTAGGTGGAGTCCTGATAACGAATGATGTCCCGCTGGACCTCACACACCGATGAGAGCTTCGGGGAGGCCAGGACCATGGACTTGGCCGCGTCGAAGACCATGCGGGCCTGGGCCCGGTCGTTGGCCGCAGCGATGATCTGGCGCTGGGTGTCGGCCCGGTCCGCCACAAGGTGGTACAGCATGATCCCGGCGGCAAGGGTTGACTTGCCGTTCTTCCGGGCCACGCAGACCACGGCGGTCCGGTGCTTGCGGCGCCACCGCCCGAAGGCGTCCCGCTCAAGGCGGTAGGCGTCAACGAGTAGTTCGCGCTGCCAGGGGAGAAGCGTGAACGGCTGACCGGCGAAACTCCCGGTCAGGACACAGAACTTCTCAATCCAGTTGGCGACGCGGTGGCCCTCCGACGCGAAGTCGGCACCGGCGGGGATGTGCCGCGCGATGACAGGATCAAGCCCGTCCCACATGCGACACCCCCCGGGTCAGAAGTCGGCGGGACTTGCCGCCACCCGGCGGGCCTCCGCCGCGACGATGCCCAGGCGCATCCGCGCTTCCGGGCTGAAGCCAATGGCTGTTTCGATGGCGCGTAGTTCGCGCTCCGTGGTCTCCACGTACCGCATGGCCGGGTGAATGGCCGGCTGCCCCGTGGACCCCACGACGGACAGGCCCTCAGCGTCGATGAGCGCCAGGAGTTCGGCCCGCCGGTCGTGAAGCTCCGCGTACCGCAGGATCACGTTGCGGTCCGTCTCCGGGCTATACGCCCCGCCACCCGCCTGCCAGACCGCCCGCCACACTTCCCGGCCCGACGCCTTCAGGTGGCCCGGCACGCGCGGGGCACGGCCCTCGTAGACCACCGGGGCAGCCTCCGGGGAGGCGGCGCCGTTCGGGTTGCCCGTTCGCTGGGCCGGAGACTTCGCGCGGGACATCGGACACCTACCTCAGCGGGGAGTTGGACTCCCTCAGCGGGTGCGGTGCTCAGGGACGGATGCCGGAGGGGCAGCGCCACCGGCGCCAAGCTCGTGAGCACGACCACCGCCAGGCGGCGCGTCCTCCGGCGTCCCGCCTCACGACTCCCTCAGTCCGCTCCGGGTGGTGCGGGGCGCGGGGTGCACGGGCGGAACAGGCATGTTCAGGGGGCTTACCGGGGGCTTAACGGGCTCGTTCTCGAAGCCCTCCCGGAGCGTCCACCCAGGTCAGCGCCGGGGCGGGCCGCCAAAAACGGAGCCGCACCTAGGGCGCGTAATCCGAGCTGGGGCCGGGATCGCCGGCGGGCACGCGCGGGAACTTCCGGGCCGCTCTCCCCCTCCCTCAGAAGGGCGGAGACGAGTAGCCCATGTCCACGCGGGTCTTCGCCTTGTGGCACGTGCGGCAAAGGAGCTGGACGTTGGTGTCCACGTCCTCACCACCACGCGACAGGGGAACGATGTGGTCCACGTCCATGGCCGAAGCCAGGAAGGACAGACCGCAGCGCACGCACGAGCCACGGCCCGCACGCTTCAGCGCACGACGCAGACGAGCCGCCGCAGCGTTGCCCCGCGCGATGGCCTCACGGCGCTTGCGGTGGGACTGAACGGAGCGGCCCGACTCGTAGGCGCGGTGGTGCTCAGCACACCGGCCCGCATGGGTGGCATACGCCCGACAGTCCAGACAACGCGTGCGCATGGCACCCCCCGGTACGCGCATGGCCCCCCTACCGGGAGGACCCCCTACCGACTCACGTGAGTCGCTTGACGATGTGGACCCATGCCGCTCCGCCTGGGCGTGCTTCAACCCCGTTCGGCCACCCCGAAGGGCGGGTTACTAGTGGGCGGCTCAGGCGCCCCCATGAACGGCATGGGTCAGGACCCGCCCCCGGGATCGAACCGGGAACTCTGCCGGTTGCTCCGGATCTCCCATCCCTGGGGCCGGTACGGCGCACCTCTACCAATTGGGTCAGGCGGGTCACGGCCCGGGGCTCAGAACCCAGGTGGAGAACCACACCGGGGAGCCGCACGGGCACAAGGTGAGGGGGGTCTCAGTCCGCCGTATGGCACGTAGCCGGAAGGGTGCGCGGTATCCCGCCCTCACCCTGTATCTAGTGAGTGGATTGCCTGATCACGGGCCGGAGTTGGCCGGTCGGGCGGGGGCTCGTGGCGGGCCCCGGTGACGAAGTGACGGAGTGCCGGGCGGGCCGGGGTTGCTCCCACAGAAGAGATATTTGAGCTTCGTAGTCTGGATTGGATCTCTTCGTCACTTCAGCACTTCGTCACTGGTGATCACTAGGTGTCCGATTGCCTGACTCTCTGTAGCGGACTTATCGGGGCAATCTGCGCCCCGCCCCACCGCCGACATCACACCTAAGACATGTACATGCCAAATAGGGCCCACGAAGAAGGGGCCGGACCCGAAGGCCCGACCCCCACCCTGGCTACGCGCTCAGCTCGAAGGCGTCCGGCTCCGGAGCCTCCGCCTTGACCGGCCGCACGAACTCCACGGCAACGCGGTTGTCGATCTTGTATCCGCCCCGCACACGTCCCGCGTGGGCCGTGGCTGCCTTCTTGATCGTGACGCGGTGCACGAACATCGCTATGAGCTTCCGGCGCTCGTCCAGCCCGACCGACGCCCACCACGAGCCTTCGCCCAGGGGGTCCGTCGAATCCCCGTCGTTGTGGAGCCACGCCTCAAGGGGAAGCTCCACCGTCTCAGGGGCGCTCAGGCTCTCCAACCGGGTCTTCACCCGCTCAAGGCGGCCCTCAATGTTGACCTTGCGCTTGAGGAACCTCTCCCGGCCAACGGGCCCCTCGTACAGTCCCGCGTCTAGCGCGTCGTACAGCTCGTCAATGGCCCGCTGGGCGTCGTCGCGCTCCGCCTTCAGCTCGTGTCGCTCAGCGGCGGTCTTCGGGTCCTCCTTGGCCTGAGAGAACACCATGGTTGCCGCCCGGACCGCGAGAACGGTTTCCGGCTGAGGGTCGCTCCGCGTCGCGTCCTGGATCAGCGCGAACACCTTGCGGGCCACGAAGTCGTCAATGTGCGACTGCATGGCGCTGTTGCCGGTCTCGTGCTCCCCTTCCGCCGGGACCGCCTGGGTGGCCCGGGTGCACTTGTAGACCGGCTTGGGCCCGCTGTTGAGTCCCTTGAGCGGCCGGTTGCACTCACAGACAGAGACGGGCTTCTTCTCCGCGTCACGGAGTCCCGACAGAAGCGATTCCCCACGGGCCAAGCCCTCACCCGGACCACGCCCGTTGAGCCAGTCCTGAAGTTGGTACCACTCAGCCGGCGGGATGATCGGCTTGCAGATCATCACCGGCCGCCCCTCTTCGTCCCGGTGGATGCGGTACCCCTCAACCGTCCGGGTCTGGGTTCCGTCCTCCTTGACCCGGTAGACGGGCTCCGCGCTCATTCCGGCGATCACCGGGTTTATGAGGATGCCCTTGAGCGTGCGGACCGACCACTGAGACGTGGTGCGCTCCTTGCCGATGTTCTGGCCCTTCGTTGGGACGCCCCTCTTGTTCATGTCGGTGCAGATGCCGGAGAGAGAGCCGGGGTGAGCCTTGCGGGGCTGAATCGGAATGTGCATGTGCTTCTTGATCGTCGCCCAGATGCGGCGCAGGTTCGCGGCTTCCTTCGGAACGTGGACGAGCCGGTAAAGCGGGTACTTGCTGTCAGGGCTGAGGTACTTCTCCGACTCGAAGCCGTACGTGGTCTGACCGCCCAGCCAACTCCCGTGAGCGCGCTGGGCCGCCTTCACGTCCCGGACCTTCTGACTCTTCTTCTGCGACTCCTGGTGAACGGCGTCAAGCCGCATGATCAGGTAGATCAGCGCCATCGTGTCGCGTGGGGCAAAGACCCCGTCCATCACGCTGACGATCGTGATTCCCAGCCGGTGGAGTTCGGTCACGATCGGGATAGCGTCGGCCACCTCCTGGCGGGAGAACCGGCTCACGTCGTAGACCACGAGCATGTTGAAGAGACGGTTACGAGCCGCCGTGAGCATGGCTTCGAAGCCCTCACGGTAGGCGTCCGGGTTCCAGCCGGAAATGCCGATGTCCTCGAAGTGGCGGAGGAACTGAGCTTCGCGCTTGTCGCTCTCAGCCTCGTTCGCCTCCCGCTGGACCATCGGTGAGGCTTCGGTCTTGTCCGCCTTCGCGGACGACTGCCGGACGTAGCTAGCGGCAATCGCCACGATCTGGGGAAGGTCGTGAGCGTCGAAGCCGGCCGGGCGGGTGGGCGCGAAGGTTGCCGGGACCAT